CGATTCAATATTCATAGCGGGTGGAGAGGCTTCTGATTGAGCATCGGATGTATCATGGATGGGTAAGAAAGATTTAGTCGCAATCTCTTTCTCATAGATTGGTTCAATGGTTCCGTTGCGGTTGTAGATTAAGGCGGGTAGTTGGTACGTCTCGCCAAAAGCGTTGTTGAAGTATTCGTAGGATGGTAATGGGAAAGGCTGACCTAGTTGTTCACAGGTAGTCATGATCTTAGTACGCATAGCGTCAAAATACTCCTGACCGTAAAAGAATGCAAAACGAAGACCGCCTGTAACAGCTTGGAGACACTGAGTCCAGGGGTCATCCGACTTGCGGATCCAATTCACTGATTCAGTGATGGTGTTTTGGTTCATGAGTGGAAAGTAAAAGTTTCCATGTTTTCTGAAACCTCTTTTGAGGAAGGTCCATGATAACACGGGCGCAGATTCGATGGTAATAATTGCGGTTTTATCCGGTGGAGTATACTCAAGACCCAATTCACCGAGGGCTTTAGAAACAGTTTTCATGTTGAAGAATTGGAGCGCGAGGGGAGTCACGGCGAATATATTATCGTCGCCATAAACAAAGTATCGTACATGAGAGCTGAAGAAACTTAAGTCCCGGAGAGGAGCGGGAGCGAGTTTCAACCAGCAGTACGACATGTATATGGCATTGCAAATCGAGTTCATCGGTGTTGTCAATGGGTTTCCGGAGGGATTGCCTGAATGCTTAAAGAAGACTGTGCTCAGGCAGCACATCTGAGTATGGATATACTCACTGAATAAGACTTTTCTCACTTGGGAGTAAGAATCGTCATACCATGCGTTGATGATATCACACACGGCATCGATAACTTCGGCGATAAGAGTACCGTCGTAATTACCAAAATCTCCAGCGAATCCATGTTCAGATACTTCTAGGAGTCGATTGGTCATAGTAGTCCAGTCGAAAGATTCAGGGTCAATGCCAGCAGCACTAAAGAAACGGAGGGCGTTTCCGAAGAAAGCGGCATTGAAAGCCATGAAGTACTTACGACTTAGGAGCACCAAATCGGCAGGGGCATAGATGAATGTTCGGGTTTTAC